TTACACCCAGAAATCAACGAACAACTTATCGTTGAGTACTACAGCAGATAATAAGACAAAGCCCTTTAAACTAACGTTTAAGGGGCTTGTTTTTGTTTCTGCGCAAAATCTGCGCAAAGCTTGTCTAATTTCGTTCTAAGATCTAACTTCATTTTTTCTGTTACATGAGTATATATATCTAAGGTTGTATCTATCTTTGAGTGTCCTAATCTTTCAGAAATAACCTTGATTGGAACTCCAGCTTCAACTAATAACGCAACGTGAGTATGCCTAAACATGTGAGTAGAAACGTTTAGTTTTTTTAAATTATGATTCAGTGTAGAAAGATTTGTGTCAAAAATAGTTTTAGATGCACTCATGTATCTCATAAGTATATCTATAGTTGTATTGTCAATTTCTATAGTTCTCATACTTGATAATGTCTTAGGTGATGTAAAAATACCTGAAGCGTGTTTTGTTTTATTTACTGTAAGTGTCTTTTTTTTTATGTCAATATCTTTAGGAGTGAGTGCTAATAATTCTCCTGCACGTAATCCTGTTAATAATTGAACTGTAACAAAATCTTTAGTGGTAGCATGAGTGATTGAAGATAGTAGTTCTTCGATTTCATTCGTTTCTATATATTTAATTTTTTGTCTTTCTTTAAATTTATCTTCTTTGGATAATGAAAACTCTAATACCACATCAAATGTAGGGACGTAGTAAGTCTTTATGAATTTGAAAAATATATTAAATATATTTTTGATAAGCTTAACATGTCCTGGAGAATATTTTTCTTTATATTTAATCAATTTTTTTTCGAATTTTAATTTGCTTATATCCTTAAGGTTGAGATTGTCATCCAATAATTTTAAAATTGACTTATAAGAGGCAAGTGTATTGATACTGACAGAATTCTTTTTAATTTGGAAAAATTCTTCTTTATAATATCCTATTGTTTTTAATTCTATCTTAACTTCAAGTTTTTCTCTAATTTTCTCTTGTAATTCCTCGTACGCTTCTTTCTCTGATGAGCGAGTTTTATTTGGCTTAATCACAGTGATTCGTCTGTAGACTCCGTCTTTATCTTTATATCCTTCTGAAAATTGCCATTTTCCATTTGGTAATTGTCTTTTTTGCATAACAAATACACATCCTTTCTTTTAAAATATTAAGATGTGTGTTATAATTAACTAAATGAGCGAGGTTCGCTCCACATCTTAAGTAGTTTTGAGAACATTATTAATGTATGACGATATATTAATACTTGAAACGGACTTACGGTTGATAAAAACTCTCTAACTCTTGGCGGGGTGCAGGGAGTTTTTTTATTTATTTTTGTTTAATTGGTTTTAATTATCAATTATTTTTGGTATAATAATACTATAAAATTAAAGGAGATAAAACAATGAAAAAGTTACAAGTTATTAGTGGTTATTTATTCATTTTATCAATAATATACAGTTTATTTTATTTTTTATTGCCTTTTAAGTGGGTAGTTTTTATTTCTTTAATTACTTTAACAGTATTTAAAGTATCTCCTCATAATGAAATTAGTAATAATATTTTTTCTTTTGTTATTGATTTTCGATTTCATTATAAATAGATGGCAATTCTAATTCAGAATCAATTGATTCTATTCGTACGCTATCTTGTTCAGATAATTGATTTCTTAAATCTGATATTTTCTTTTCAATTTCTAATAAGTCTAATTCTCGTTTTTTATCTTCTAAAATTTGGTCTTTTTGTAGTTTTTTTAGTTCAATTTTATCTTTTTCATTTTTAATTTCTAGATTTTTATTTTCTAATTTTTCTTTTTTCTCTTCATTAAGAGAACGTTTTATACCTTGAAACTTTACACCTAAAACACTTATTTCTTTAGAAAAATATAAAACACAACATATGAAGCTAAAAATAGTTCCTCCTATACCCATTGAAAGTAAGAGTGAACCAGGACTTTCTACATTACTTTTTATGTCAATTACATCATCTTTATTTTTTAATTTATTAATAGTTTTATATAGCGTTTCCCAAACTTCAGAATTTATATTATCTTTTGTACGTACAGATATTTTGCCATATATTACATTATCTTTAATATAAACAGGCGATAATAAACCGTCTATATATTTTCCATAATCAGTTATATCAATAATCGACTGGTGCATATTAATGGTATATAAAAGTTTAGGATTTATCCATTCTCTATTAACTTCATTTACCCAAGTAATTTTTCTTCTTTTCTTACATACAGATATTTTTTGCCCTATTGAATTTAATTCAACTTTGTTTTTTAACTCTAAATATTCATCATCAGTTAATTCATACATTTCACTTGAAATAATACCTATTAAAAATTTTCTAGAACTTCTATAAGGAACTATAACAATATCACCGATATTCATTTTGTTATAAAAATTTTGTAATCTAGATCCTATTTGAGATGCACCATTTTTTGACGGTTTGGGTCTTATATTTCTTAAAACTAAACTAGTATATAAATCCTTTTTCTTTTTATTATATTCTTTTTCTATAGTTTCTGATTTTCGTTTACGTCCTGATGGTGTAAGTTCAGGTACATTAATAGAAATTTTTTCTAATTGAATTAAATTTTCAAGTGATATTTGATTGTATTGAATCCCTATGCTACTAGACTGTTTAAAATCTTCATATTCTTCTCCACGTCCAGCACGAACTAACCAATATTTAGTTTCTTTTGGTATTTCTAGTATTTTTAAAATATTTGCACTTTCTGTATCCATAGTATTCACAGAAGCACCTCCTTCATGTTATAATAAAAGAGAGTTTTATTTTATTAAAATTCTTGTTGTATCTCTACACTATCTAGTTTGGTCGCTTGTTAGTGTAGAGTTTTTTATTTGTTTAAATTGACCGAATTCGACCAGTTAAAAAGAAAAAGAAGCCTTTATCTAATGATAAAAGACTTCTTCACGGTGGGCATTGCCCTATCTGATATCATTATAACATATATTTTATTTTTAGTAAATTAACAGTTGATTTATTGAATATTATTTAAATCAACAGTTAATGATTCATATCTAGTGTAATCACCTTGTGTATATGGAGAATCTATATTAAGTGAAATATTTTTAATATCATTTACTTTAGATTTTTTTGCAATAAATAAAATAGTCATTTCTTTTTCTGCTCCAGGTAAATAAGTTGTTTCTTTCCAACCTGCTATATATTGATTTTGTTCAACTTGTTCTTTAGTATCTTTTATTAGTAAATGACTAGTATTAGGATTAATATCAGCATTTTTAGTTAATTTATTCTCAATATTAATTCTTAGAAGTACAGATGTATATTCAGTATTTGCTTCTAATTTAGCAGATTGTAATCGTTGTGCATTAAAAGTATTATCAAATGATAATGTGGATAATTTGATTCCAGTTATTGTGACTTTGAATGCATTATTTTCTTTACTTACACTCGTTTCTTTCTTAAATTTTTCTTCAGAATGAAGACCACCTTCATTGATAATAGTGCTTTGTTTATCATTATTGGATGTTTGAGGAGTAGCTGCAGATTGGGTAGTTGTATTTTCAGTCTTTGTTGAACAGCCACTAATAATAATAGAAGTAGCTAGTACAGAACTTAATAATATTTTTAATTTCATTTTTATTCTCCTTTAATTAATGTATTCTAATCTTCTTTCACATATTCTATAATCTAATTTATATGATTGAGATATATATGTTAGATTGTTAATCTCCCTTATTTCCTCATCTGATACAATGAAATAACTAGCAAATAAATCAGCTTCTATTTCCTGTCTTGATAGAGGAATATTGGTTACACGTCTTAGAAAATGTATATTAGATCCTTTATGCAAGATATAATGTCCCAATTCATGAGCTAACGTGTAACGTTGTTCTGTTGAAGATAGATTGTTGTTTATGTGTATGCAGTGGTATGTTATATTATCTATTTTCAAAGTATGATACAAACCTTTATTTTCTCCAAGGTTTGCAAATTGTACAATTATTCCTAATTCTTTAATGATTTTCAATGGATCGTTTGTTCCGAATTCTTTTACAAGAGAAGTATAAGTCTCTTTAATCGTCAATTTTAGATTCTTTGTGACGTACCATAGCAATACGAGCTGCTTGCTCTATTGAAGCACGCACTAACTCCTTTGTAACTTCATCCATTGGTTCACCTTTATACATTAGGGTCTGTGTACTGTTTAAATTATTCATCAAATCATCTACCATTGTTGAAATATCTTGATTTTGTGATTTCTGTGTTTTGTCTTTAATTCTTTCTTCCATAAGATCACTACGAGAAACACCTAAATATTTACAAATCTTATCCACTTTATCCATTCTAGGAGCATTATAACCTTTTACATAATTATTAATAGTGGTATTACTTACTCCTATTGCATTTGCTAAGTCAAGTTGTGTTTTATTATTTAGTTTCAAATAGTACTTTAAATTATCAGAAAAAATTCTTTGAGTTTCTTTTTCTTCAATTTTATTATTCATACTCAAAACTCCTTTCTTATCTATCATTATAAACTTAAACTTGAAAAAATTCAATATAAAATTAAAAAAAATCAAGTTTTTTTTGAAAACAATATTGACATCAAGTTAAAGTTGATTTATAATTAAGGCATAGGTTAAGGAAAGAAGAGTGAATTAATGAAAAATGTTCCTCTGAATAGAATAAACCTAAAATTATTAGCAAAAATATAAGGAGGTAATATAGTGACATCAATCAAAATTACTTTAAAAGCAGCAAGAGTTAATGCTGGTTTTAAGCAGACAGAACTAGCTAAATTAATGGAGAAAAATGTTTCAACAATAATTAATTGGGAAAATGGTAATGGAAAAAATATTAATCTATACGATTTTAGAAAACTTTGTAAGATATTAAAAGTAAATCCTAATGATATTTTTTTTAAAGATTAAATCAAGTTTAAGTTGATTAAAATAAAAGAGAGGTTGGAATGGGGATATTAAACTTTCTAAAAGGAGAAAAGAAAATGACAGTAGAACCGATGTATCTAATGACTGAAAATAAAGTTTTTAGTGGAGAATATAGAGATACAGAAACTAGAGATACTTTTGATATGAAAGAGGAAGAGCTAATTAGAAATGAGGTCATTAATGTTTTAGCAAAACATAATGTTCCATATTGGAAAGCTAAGGTGATTCTTGAAAGAGCTAAAGTATTTCTTAGAAAAGAATCTGTAGTTCAAGAGATTAAATAAGGAGGAGTGGATGAGGATGGAAACAAACTATGAAAAAATTATAGAGAATATAATAAGGGGTTTAGTAAATGAGGCATGCCTTAATAGTGACACTTATAGTGAAGCTAAATTATATATTGATATGAATGTTTCAAATACTGAATTGGGGTTAATGATTAAAAAAATAGCTCATGACAAAATAGAAAATTTTGCCATGAACCGAGAAATTAATGGTTAGCCATCAAAGCGGATTACTGAAGTGAAAGGAGTGGTGGAAATGAAAGTTAAAATTACTATTACTAATTTAGATGAGTATAAAGAAATTATAAAAAAAACAAAAATACAAGTTGAGAAATTAGAAGAATGTTTATCTCAACTTGCAAATTTTGAATTTGATGTACTAACCAAATAAATGGAGTGATGAAAATGCATATAGATATAACGTGAGAGGAGTGATTAAGATGGAATTCAACACATCTGAACAAGATAAAGCTTATGAAAAATTTTTAGAAGAACGAGATTTTTGGGTTTATGAGAAAGAATTATTGAAAAAAATTAATATTTCAAAATATATGTTGAAAAAAATTGAACCTGAGATTATGAAACTTGATAATTCATATGAATTAATTCGTAGAGTTAATGATAGATTAAAAAAATATCATTATGGGAGAATTGAGATGTTTTTACATCTTTATAATGATTCTCAAAAGAAAGGAGCATAAATAAATGAATAAACTTAGAAAAAGAAAATTTAATACTTATTATTGGACATGCGTTGTTGTTGCAGTATGTATGCTAGTATTTAGCAGCATTGAGTGGGAAAGAATTTTAGCTGGACTTATGGCTTCAACACTTATTCCGTTTTATGGATTAGATGAAAGAGGAGCTTATGCGTTCCCAGAAGGTGATGAAGATGAATAAACTAAGGAGATTATTTGTAAGACGTGGATTTGAATTAATAGAAGGTATGAATGGTGAATTACCAGTAAAGGCAACGGTTCATAGTGCTGGAGTAGATTTTATTGCTAGTCAAGATATTATTATCCCTGCTTTTAGATTTAAAGGTGAAGCAACATTAGTACCTACTGGAATAAAAGCTTTTATGCCTAAGAATGAATGCTTACTTATATTTGCTAGAAGTAGCTTACCTGTAAATCATGGCTTAATCATGAGCAATGGTGTTGGTGTTGTAGATTCTGATTATTATAATAATCCAAAAAATGAAGGACATATAATGTTAGAGTTTAACAATTTAACTAATAAGCATTTAACGATAAAAAAAGGTGAGAGAATCGGTCAGGGGATTTTTTGCAAAGTACCTAGAGTAAGTTATGGTGTTAGATTAAAAACAGATAAGCGAGGTGGAGGCTTTGGAAGTACAAACAGATCAAAATAAACAAAATTTTAATGAGATTCAATTACAAATGTATAATCACGTTTTATATTATGGTGTAAGAATTGAACCTTATGTGAAAGATAAGTTTCCAAAAGAATACGAAACACATGAATTATTTGAAGTGCTAGGTGCATATTTTACCAAAGCAGCAAAAGTACTAAAAGAACTTCAATTAAAAGAGGAGTGATCATTAATGAATATTCCAAATTTCAGAGCTTATGTGGATAAAAAAATATATAAAGTAGTTGGTTGGACGGGTGATTTTATCACGCTTAGTAGGAAATATGAAAGCAAGTATGTTCAATCAATAAATGTAAAGAAAAATGATGTAATTATACTGTATGGCAGTAATCTTAAAGATAAAAAAGGTAATGAAATTTTTAGTGGAGATATAGTTAAAAATTCTGATAAGGATATTGGGATAGTAAGGTTTAAAGATGGTACTTTTGAAGTGGATTTTAAACAGTATATCCCAGCTCAATTAGGATTAATAAATGATGATCTAGAAATAATAGGAGATATTCATAGAAATAATAAATTACTAGATAAAATTATCGATAAAGATAAAATGGTAGTTTGCATGAATAAAGTTGAAAAAAGATTGTCCAGAAAAAGGAAAAGAACGCCTAAAAAAGACGTTCAATGATTACTTAATTAAATTATATCTTAATAAATATAAAAAAGCAAGAGATTATAAACGTAAAGTAGGTGGTAATTATGTTGCTATTTGATGAACAGCCAATTGTTTTTGATAGGACGTTGGCAAGAGAAATAGGTGATAGACACGCTACAGTATTGCAGCAAGTTCACTATTGGATAGAAGTTAATAGGAAAAAGAAAAATAAAGAAGTCTATAAAGATGGATATTATTGGACTTACAGATCTATTAAAAAATGGCATGAAGAAGAATTTGATTACCTATCATTCTCTACAGTTAGAAGAACATTTGATGACTTAATAGAAGATGGATATCTAATTACTGGAGAGTATAACAAGTTCGGAGCAGATAGAACAAAGTGGTATAGAGTGAACAAAGATAAAATTAGTAAACTTTATGAAAAAATTACTAATGAAAAACATCTGTCAAATACGACAAATGCAAATGTTCAAAATGAGCAAATGGAAAAGTCCAAAATGAGCAGTTCTGAAATGCTCAAAATGAACAAACCTATACAAGAGAATAAAAAGAGATTAAATAAAGATAATATATCATATCAATCTAATAATAATATTATATATGTTAATCAAAATGAAAAAGTGAATGAATTGAATGATTCAAAAAATATAAATGATACGTCTTTTAGAAAATACAACACACAGTATTTCAGAGACAGCTTTGGGTATTCCCGAGTCAGCAAGAATAAACAAGTAGAGCTTGATAAGTGGATTAAGTATGCAGTTGATATTTGCTTAATGCCTTCCGATGCAAAATTGTATGTTGGGAAAATGAGAGTAACAGCAGGAGAGGTTGCTCAAAGATTAAGTGAGTTGAGGCATGAGCATATTCAATATATCTTTGATAGATTAAGTCAAGTCAAGTATCCTACAAATCATCAGAAGTATATTCTGGCCGTATTGTACAATGCAAAAGAACAATATGAAAGCAGCAAGTCGACGTTCACTGGTGGAAATAATATGCAAGGTCGATATGTCATGCCTATGCCAGATTATTTACAAGAGAGAATGAACAATATGAACAATATAGGTAGGAAGAGTAAAGAAAGAATTGTTACTGAAGAGGATGAAGCAACATATAATGCTTTGATGCAGGAATTACACGGAAAAGAACGCAGTGATGTTTGATGATAATTTCTATTTAGGAGGTTATCGATTTGGAGTTTGTTGAACCGTTAAGAACTCAAGAAGAACTAGATGCAATGAATTATTATTTTAAGAGTAGGAGTGAACGTGATTATTTACTTTTCTACATGGGAATAAATGTAGCGTTTAGGATAAGTGATCTATTAGGACTGAAAGTTGGAGATGTCAGGGGTAGAGATAAAGTCAGAAGACGTGAAATGAAGACTGGTAAGTTAAGAGAGATGATTATATTACCTAAATTAAAGCGAGTGTTAGAAGAATATTGTGCGGATAAAGGGGATGAAGAATATTTATTCAAGTCAACACGATATAAGAACTCTAATAGGCCAATAACGAGAACACAGGCTTATAGAATACTAAAGACTGGTGCAAGAGAGTGTGGAATAAAGAATATAGGTACTCATAGCTTTAGGAAGACATTTGGATATCATTTCTACAAGGAAAGTAAAGATGTAGTTACACTGATGAAATTATTTAATCATCATGATCCTAGTATCACATTAAGATATATAGGAATTGAGAGAGATGAGATGAGTAAAGCCGTTAAAAAATGGGGTGGATTGTAACCTCATTTTAAAAATAAATTCTAATATGTAACGATTAAGGAAAACATTACATTGTGAAAAATAGAATATATTTAAAATACTGGTAGTAGAGAGGTTAGAAGATATTTAATAGATGTAACACTTTATAAGATATGTTACATACTTATTTAATAAATCAATCATTCAATCAATCATTCAAGAATAAATTTAAAGGAGAATAATAAATGGTTAATAACGTAGTTTTAGTAGGAAGATTAGTAAGAGATGTGGATTTAAGACAAACATCTACAGGTAAGATGATGACTTATTTTACATTAGCAGTAAATAGGAATTTTAAAAATGAACAAGGAGAACAAGCTGCAGATTTTATTGGTTGTGTTGCTTTTGATAAAAAGGCTGAGAATATGGCACGATTTTTAAGTAAAGGTAGCTTAATATCTGTAGAGGGTAGAATCTCTACAAGGAATTTCCAAGGTAATGATGGTAAAACTGTTTATGTTACAGAAGTAGTAGCAAGTAGCATAACTTTCTTAGAGAGTAAGAAACAACAAGGAAATACTACTCAATACGGCCAAGTGCAAAATAGTAGTTACAGTCAACAGGCTAATAATGGTTTTGGAGAATTTGAAGATAATATTGATTTTAATATGGGGTGGAATCCATTTCAGGAAGATTAGTTAGAGGTATGAAAATTTGATTAGTGAGAAGTTTAAAGAATATATTTTTATAGATGATGAACATGTAATATTTGGGGGAAGAATGGTTAGATACAGATTTCCTAATGGTTATGGAGCTTCGATTATTGAAAATTCAGAAAGTTATGGTGTAGAACTTGCAGTATTAGAGTTTTCTGATTCAGAATACGGCTCTATAACAATGTCAACTGAAATAACAGATGATGTTATAGGTTTTATAGAGGATGAAGAACTAGATGAAATTTTAGAAAGGATATCAAGGTTAGGAGAAGATGGGAAAGAAAAGAGTTAGGAATACTTTTGGATATAGCAAACCTGGTCAAAAGAAATTAACTCGTAATCAGGCCGCTGAATTAGCATTAAGTGAAATCGAAGAAAGTTACACAAGACGGTTAGAAAGAGAAGTTAATCTTAAGGTTGCTGATTTTATAGGAGATTTTTGTCTAGCGTTAGCGTGGAGCCTGCGAGCAAATCATAATTATGGTGCAAAACGAATTGAAAGAACTATTAGAGAAATGTTTGAAGTTGTTAGTGATGCAAAAATGAAAGAAGCTGGTTACTTTTTATTTGATCTAAGTGAAACTAGAGAACAACTACTAGTTGAAACAGGATTAGATATTGAGCCAGTCATAATAGATGAAGTAAATAAACACCTAGAGAGGGCAAAAGAGTTCGCAAGAAAAAATGGAGTTTTCAAGGAGAAAGTGGAGGTATAGAAGATGAAAAAAGTAGTAAATATTAATGAGATGATAGAAGTTGTAAAAGAGAAAACGGGGTGGAGTGAAGCTATTCTAGCAATAGAACTTGGAGTAGGTTCACAAAATATTACAGCGTGGAAAAGAGGAAGAATCCCAAGAAGTAAAAATTATAAGAGATTAAAGGAACTATATGAGAGTTTAATCAGTAAAGAAGAGAAGATTAATAAACCAGATGAAAATAAGGATAGTGGATTGGGACAAGAATTATTAAATAAACTTGCTAAGGCTGATGAACGCTTAAATAAACTTGCGAGTAATCAAGAAGTTTGCTATAAAAATTTAGCTATGGTAAATGCTCAAATTACAGCGTGGAATCATGAGAGACATAAATTAGTAAAACAATTAAAAGAATTGGTAGGTGCATAAAATGAATAAAAGACAAGCTAAAAAATTAGAATTAAAGAACGAAATAAAAGACATACAAAAAGATTATAAATTACAAGATAAAAAAATAGAAGCCTTAAATATGAGAGGAGATAGTTATTTTGAAGAGACTAAAAAATTAATGGAGCAATTCAAAAAGCAAGAAAAACTCCTAGAAGCAACTAAAGATAGTTTTTCTAATATTTTACAAGCTCAAACACATTTAGAACTTGAGAATAGCAAAAGAGCAGATGAAATGAAGAATATTATAGAAAATCAAAAAGAACGAATCCATAAGCTAGAATATAGCGTATTTGGAATGGCAATTTTAATGATAATAGTATTTGTTTTAGAGGTGGTTAAGTGGTTAGTATAAGAAAAATAAAAATGTTAGAAAGAGCTTTGATGATTTGTTCAGGAGTAGTTATTGTTTTTACAATTGGAGTGATTGTTGGGATATACACTTCTAGTATGAATTTAGAAAAACTTGCTAATGAAAACATCAAACAACAACAAACTATCCAGCAACAAAAGGAAAGAATTAGACAATTACAATTACTTAAACAATATAAGGAGATATATGGGTAATGACTAGAAATAAATTAATAGATTTAAATAATCATTTATTCGAAGCTTTAGAAAGAATTAATGATGATAAGTTAGAAGGAGATAAACTTCAAGAAGAAATGAATAGAGCAAAAACAATAACAATGATAGGAAATACAATTATCAACAATGCTAATCTAGCTTTAGAGGCTGAAAAATACAAAAATGAGTTTGGTAGAGGAGCAACATTACCGTTGATGATTGAAAATGGGAAATAGTGGAAGTTTTAAAAAAGGTCAAGTTCCATGGAATAAAGGTCTTAAAGGTTGCTTCGGTGCTAGGAAAACTAGCTTTAAAAAAGGTAATTTACCACATAATACGAGAGCAATGTATTCAGAGAGATTAAGTAAAGACGGATACATTGAAATAAAAGTAGGGATAAATAAATGGATCTCTAAACATAGATATATATGGGAGCAACATTACAAAAGAGAAGTACCAAAAGGAAAAGTAGTAATATTTCTAGATGGGAATAATAGAAATTTTGAAATAGAAAATCTAAAACTTATTTCTAGAGGAGCATTATTGATTTTAAATAAAAGATATCGATACATAACGAAAGATAGAGAGTTAATGAGATCTTGTGTAGATTTAAGTGAATTAATTATATCTTTGAAAAAGAAAGAGAGGAATAAAGCATGAAAATTGATATTAGAGGTGAGTATGGATATTACAGAGTATAGCTTAACCATTGTTATGAATGATGGTGAAAAAATTGAAACAGTAGTCACTGCAAGTATAATTAATTATTTGCAGGTGACTCATAATAATAGTGAAGAGTTCGATGGAATGATTTTTGCGACAGAAATTAATGGCCGTGAAATATTTATTAATGATATAGATTATTTCATGTGGCATGCGATTATGGAGGATAAATAAAAATGGCAAAATATTGGGAAAATCTAAAGTATCATGAAGATGCAGTGGTTAAAGAAAAATTAAGTAATGATGATATTAAATTCTTAAAGGAATTACAGAAAGAATTAAATACAGAAGACAATGTAGGAACAGCTAATCCTAGATACTGGGTAATTAGACAACCAGAGAGAATATATCATTTAGATGAAGATGAAGCTGATTATTACGTGTTTATTGATGAATGTGATAAATATGAACTGACATTAGAAGACTTAAAGGATAAATTAGAATTCTTATGTGACGACAATTTAAAAAGTGTTGAGGTAAAAGATGGAGTATTAACTTTTGAATATTTCGATGAATGGTTAGAAGAGGTTGAAGAATATAAGGTAGATTATGATAATTATTATACAGATGGAAAGGATAAGATATTAGAATTATTAGAGTCTGATGTAAGTGTTGCGTATTATAAGGAGGTAGATGCAACTGTTGATAATTGCATGTTTTTAACTCAAATAGATGCTGAAAATCATTTAAGAGCTAACGATTACCATTACCATGAAAAAGCAAGAACTTATTGTATGTGTGGATGGAGAAGTCCACGTTTTGAAAGATTAATAAATATTTTATCAAAAACAGATTTTGATAGTATGCTGGAGAAAAATTAATGGAAAATGAACCACAAACAATTTCAGAAGCAGTAGAAAATTTGAAAAATAAGATAAAAAAAGTATTATCAAAGCACCATAGAAAATTATTAATAAGTTGGTGTATCGCATATACAATAGTGTGTTTAGTAGCTTGGATATTTTTTATGTATAAGATATTAGGAGGATAGAAAATGATAAAACAATCTAAAGTATATATTAAAAGTTTAGGTATGATATTACCTGTAGAAGTGATTAATTACCATGAAAAAATAGTAGAAGTGTATTTTAATGATAATGCCGATAACGTACCTTATAATTTTGATGAAGTTGAATTTATTTATGGGACAGGTATTAAAGATAAAAATGGGAAAGAAATAGAACATGGAGATATTTTGAAAACAGAGTTTGCAGGTATTCTCCCTATAAAATTTCATAATGTTTATGGTTTTTATGCAGTTAAAGAAGATGATAAATATTGGTTTGCAGAAGAAACAGAGGATGAAGTTAATGAAACATTATCAAAAACGGAAGTAATCGGAAATATTTATGAAAACAAGGACTTGTTGGAGGTTAGATAATGAGAAGATTTAGAATAGATGTAGAGGCTATATTAGCTATTATAGGTATATTGTTGCTTGTAGGTGGTTTAGGTTTTGGACTGTTTAAAGGATATAAAGCCATGAATAGTAATAAAGACTTATGGCAAGCAGACTATAATTTTAAAAAAGTAGTAATTAAACTACCTAACGATGAAGTAGTTAATGGAGAAGTAGAAGAATGGACTACATATGATAATAAAGATACTGTAAAGGTTAAGTTAAAAAACGGGAAACAATATTTAGGGCATTCAAGTAACATTGTTTTATACAATGATTAGGAGGATAGAAGATGAAACAACCTAAAGTATATATTAAACATTTAGATAAAGTACTAGAAGTAGAGTCTATTAGATTTGATACTAAAGTAGTTGAAGTTTATAACGAGGATAGATCTATGTATTCTTATTATGATTTTGAGGATATTGAATTTATTTATAACACTGGATATAAAGACATGGACGGTAATTATATCTATACAGGAGACATATTAGAATATAAAGATACTGGTGAACGTTATTTAAGAAAATATGTAGTAGAAAAAGACGAAGATACAGAATACTATTATTATTTAACGATTGAGGAAAGATACTTTATTGATAGAGTACATGGTATGGAGGATGAATATTTAGTAATTGGTAACATTTATGAGAATAAAGAATTAATAGAGGAGTAAAAGTGTTATGTTAGAAAATATTTATAAATTGAAAAAATTGTTGCTTTATAAAGAAATAAAAGAAGCTAAAGGTAACAAGTTAGAATTAACTGATGGAACGAAAATAGAGTTTTATATGTCGGATAATGATTGTTGTGCAGGTGCATATGGTGAATGGATTTTATCAGATAATTTTGAAGGTTGCATAACCGATGTAACTTATAAGCATAGTAAAACAGATGATTATGGTGAAGTTGAAGAAAGAGTAAAACTAACTGTTTTTCATAATCAAAATAAGATAGCACAAGCAGATTGTTATGCAGATAATGGTAATGCTGGGTATTATTTTTCAGTTTTATCTGTAAATGTAAAGAATATTGATGGTAAAGAATTAGATGATTATATTTTATTATCAGTATAAGACATAGGAGGATTAATGATGAACATACAATCAAATGAGTATATTATAGCTGCTGAATTGTTAAAAGACTTAGAAGTATTTATCAAGGAATTAAACGTTATAACAAAAGTACTTGATTTTAATATTCATACTGATGAGGTAAATACATCTTATGGTAAGTATGGAAGAGGAGAAATAATATATTTACTTAATAGTCATTTAAAAGATAAGTATGGTAAATACATAGTTGTGGGAGATATTCTATCATATAAAGGAAATAAATATATTTTACAATTCGGAGTTAATATAGGATTTTTCATAGAAAATATAGAAACATTTGAATTTGATCATATACCAGTAGGTTTTAATATTGAATTTTTATCAGATTTCGTAGTGATAGGTAATATATATAGGGATAGAGTAAAGAAGGAGAAAAATAATGACTAACGAAGAATTAGAACAAGAAAATAATGATTTTAGATTTCGAATATTTGAGAAAATAGAAGATAAAAAGCCATATGAAACAGAAATGTATAGAGATTATCTTTATATTAACCACTTAGGGAAAACATATTTTTTAGATGCATACAGTGAAAAGGGAGCTGAAGAAATTTATAAACGTGGTTTAGTTTTCAAGACTGAAGAAGAAGCTGAACATTATGATAAAGAAAGACAATTAATACAAAAAATGAAAGATTGGGCGATAGAACATAGAGAAGGTCTTAAAGGACGTTATTTCCCAAGGTGGTATATAAAATATGATTATCAAGACGAATGTTTTGTATATATGTTTTTAGCTTACGAGCAATTTTCTATATTGCCTTGTTTTATAAGTCGTGACCTTGCAGAACAATTTATCGAGGAGTTCGGAGATGAGATTAAGGAGGTGCTTTGCTAATGGATGATAAACAATTCTTATATCTTACGATAGAAGTTAGCGAGAATCAGACAGTAGAACAGGTGGTTAAAGAAGTAGTTGACGAGATAGAAAGCTATAATTGGCACGTTGTGGCTTATGATTTAAACCTACATGAATTATACGAAAACAGATATTTGATGACGGTATATATGGAGAAAGAGGAATAGAATGACTAACAGAATATATTTAGCTTTAAAATATAAAGATGCTCAAATTATAAAACATGCATTAAAAGAATATGTTAAGAGATCAGATGTAAAGAATAACACAGATATTGAAGAAGAATCAGTATTACTTAATAATATTGAGAAAGAAGTGAATCTGTTTAAAATGAAAAATGGAATAGGACAGGAGAAAAACGAGTGTATAGATATATCAGATTTTATGAATCAATAATAAAAGAATTAGATTTAGAATCCACTAGTAAATTCACAGAAGAAGAGAATAGAACATTTTGTTATGTCTATAAGCAATTGAAAAAAAATGATTGTGTAATGTCGATTGAAGATGCAGAAGAACTTAAGGATTTGATTAGCTTTGATTTAGAGAAACATATTTTTTGTTATCTAAAAAAAAGATGTGAAACTAATGAGTTATTAAGAGTTGATAAGAGACTTGAAGATGCGATTGAGCTTAAAATAAAAGAAACTAGAACAAAAGGAGCAACAAAGTTTAATACTTTATTAGCTAGAAGAATATTGAATAAAGCTCAAGGAAATTATATAAAAGCTATATATCTTAGAAGACTGGAAAAAATTCTAGGAGTATCACTAGAATATTGTGTTATTTCTAAGTATGATACAGCTACTAAACAAAATAAAAAGATAGTAAAAGATAGATATAGGAATATTATTCATGCATTAGCTAGAAGATTAAGCAATTACTACAATTATGGATATTCAATTAATTATGATCAAAAAACACTATTACTAGAAAAAAACAATGTAGTATTAGTATATTGGATAGATGACAAGGTGTATGAAAATAGAAAATATTTATTTGATTTGAATGAGAATGTATCAACCATGGCAATCTTATTAGATAGTCATTATAAAAGTCTATTTGGTGAAAATTTAGTGTAATGAACTATTTAATCTATCGATAAAAAAAGATATAATAAACATTGAGCTGGAAATGTTTTTGTGGTGTGGTTATCTAGGTGAGAGATAACTTTAAAAATAACATTAAGTGTCCTTCAAAAGTAAAAGCAGTAGTGTTGATATCCAGCTCTATCAACACAGCAAAGGAGATTAGATGAGAGAGTTTAACTATACAAGAAATGATGTAGATTATTATTTAGAAGCAAGACACAAGATTAAAAGACAGTTGAATATATATTTAAGAGATAAGTTAAGTAGTATAGATGATAACAAAACTAGTAACAATACTTTCACAAATGCTAATGAGAATAATTTAGTTAATAAACTTTCTGATTATGATTTCGAAAAAGATAGTTATGCATTGAAATGTATTGAGAAATTTGAAGAACAATTAGTAGATGTTAGAGATAGAAAGATACTTAAATTTAAGTACACTTACAATCTAACAATAGATGAAGTAGCAGAAGAAGTATGTTATCATACCAGAACTGTAGAAAGAAGAATTCAAAGTTTTAAAGATAAATTATATAATATTATGAACGATAAAGATTTAAGAGAAAGAGCTTAAATCTTTTTTATTTTTTCATAAAACTATTGACAAATTATAATACTTGTATTATAATTAAAGTATAAATAAGAAAGGAGGAAAAAGCTAAATGATAAAAATAAAAAAGCTTAAGTTAGAAGAGTTAACCGTTAAAATCAGCCTTTTCGGTTTACTAACTATAAGCTTTAAATTCAAATAGGTTATAGGGAAGGAAACTTCCCTACCTACTATCATTATAGCATAAGACTTATGAAAAAGGAATACAAATTAGGTAAAAGAAAATTAGAAATAGAAATTCGTAGAAGTACAAAAAAGGAATTCATCCAAGGTATTTTTGGAACTTGTATTTTAGGATTACTGATTTATTATTTTTTCTTCAGATAAAATAATAAAAATAAAAGAAAGGAGAAAATAAAATGGCAGAAAGTAAAACATCAGAAGCACAAAAGAGAGCAAGTAAAGCATATTATGAGAAAAATAAAGAGCGTGCTTTAATGAATAATAGACGAACTGCTGCAAGAACATTTGTAAGGCATCATGCAACTAAAGAAGATATGGAGAAGTTAATAGAGATTTTTAATAATGAAAATCCTAATTCAAAATAAAAGTTGTCGGAAATGTCGGGTTTGTCTATGATATAATATTAGTATCCAATACTACATAATTATTAATACGAGCATATATTGTATATGAATATTAAGAGATAGTTTAACAGCTATCTCTTTTTATTTTGGAAATAACTTAAGAAAGTATGAACAGTTATGAAAGAATGTAAGCATCACAATTGCAGAACACTTATTAAACGTGGTGCATATTGTGATAGACATAAACGAACACAAAGTAAATATTACAATGAACAAAGAAAGAATGATGATGCAATGAAGTTCTATCGCTCGAAGGAGTGGAGGGATACAAGGCAAGAAGTCCTTAAACGAGATTGCTTTACTTGTGCAATGTGTGGTGGCACTGCTAACCTAGTACATCACAAGGTGGAAGTAAGGACGGACTGGAGCAAGAGGCTAGAGATGAGCAACCTTGAGTCGGTGTGTCGTAACTGCCATAACAAGATAGAGCATTACAAGTAGGATTTTATCAAGCCTTTTGGGAAATATTTCCCAGGGATACCCCCCTGAAAAAATTTGAAAAATAATTTTTGCTTACGAGCGGGCGTCTCTTTTTTGCACGCAAAATGCGTTTAATTATTTTTTCTAAATGAGATTTTTTTAGGAAGGTGGTGATACTTTGGCAAGAAAGGCTGAACCTATGTCATTAAAGCTTTTAGGAGGTAATAGACAGAGGTTATCAAAAGAGAAAATAGAGGCACGAAAAATAGAAGAAAATAAGCTAAAATTATCAAAAGATAAATTGAAGCCTCCGAAGTGGCTTGGAGATTTAGCGAAGAAAGAATTTAGATATATTGTCAGTCAGACAGATTCTATAGATCTTTTAAATAATCTAGATGTTCATGTTCTAGCTGTTTACTGTGATACTTATGAAAAGTATGTGGAATGCAGTAGGATTATTCAAGAAGATGGATTAATCACGGATAAAGGTTACACAAAGGAAACGGAGAGAGTTTTAAAACGTGGTTCTAAAACAGTTGAGAATGAAAGAACGGTAGATTATTCTATGGGCCAACATCCTCTATTAATTAGACAGAAAGATTTATTTAATATCTTACGTTCACTTCAATCTGAAATTGGATTAACTCCAGTAGCTCGTGCTAAAATCGCTATGGATAAAGCATATGAAGAATTGCCAAAAGATTCTGTTCATGAAAGGTTTGGTAATATCTAATGTTAAAAAATGCAATGAAACAATGGGCAGAAGAAGCTGTTAACGGTGTGCGTTTAGTTTGTGAAAAAGAGAAATGGGCATGCATGAGATTTCTTAGAGATTTAGAAAGAGAGGGAACTAAAGAGTTTCCTTTTATTTTTGATGAAGATAAAGCTATGAGATTTCTAGAGTGGATGTCGTTATTTAAACATACTAAAGGTAAATTGGCAGGTAAGAATATAGATCCTGCACCTATTCAAATTTTTAACTGGTCAAATATTTATGGATGGATTCATATAGAAACTGGCTTAAGAAGATTTAGAAAATTTTATTACCAGGTAGCAAGGAAGAATGCTAAATCTCAAGATGTTTCTTGTTGTTTATCTTATGAGATATCTGCTTTTGGTGAATCTTCAAGTGAAGCTTATATTGGAGCTACTAAAAGAGATCAAGCGAATATTGTATTTAAAGAAATAAAAGCACAATTACAAGGTAGCGAAGTTAGGAATAAATTTAAGATTACAAGAAGCTTGATAGAACATGAACGAAGTAATAGCTATATTATGGCTTTATCCAGAGATTCTGGAAAGACTGCAGATGGATTTAACCCTCAAGTAGGGGCAATGGATGAGTATCACGCACATCCTACAGATGAAATTTTAGAAGTTATTCAATCTGGACAAGGTGCAAGAAGTCAGCCATTAATCGTTATTATCACAACTGCTGGATTCAATTTGAACAGCCCATGTTACTCTACAGAGTATGAATATGTTTCTAAATTATTAGATCCTAATAGTCCTGTAGAAAATGATACTTACTATGCTATGGTTTGTGAGTTAGATAAAGGTGATGATATCAAAGATGAAAGAAATTGGATAAAAGCTAATCCTATTCTTGCAAGTTATGATGAGGGTATGAAATTCTTAAGAGATAGGTTGAAAGAAGCAATTGATAAACCTGATACTATGACTAAGTTTCTTACTAAGAATATGAATATTTGGGTAAATGCTCCAGAAAATAAATATATGGATATGGAGAAATGGAAGCTTTGTGAAGTGCCTGATGATGAATTAGAGGGTAAACCTTGCTTTGTTGGTGTCGACTTATCAAAAAGATTAGACTTAACTGCAGTAACTTCAATATTTGTACTAGGTGAAGGTAAGTATGCAGTTAGAAGTAAAGGATTCATGCCAGAGGAAATGCTACAACAAAGAATGAATACTGACAGAGTAAACTATAGTTTGTGGGTAGATGAAGGTTGGATAACAACCACTCCAGGAGAAGTTATTGATTATGATTTCGTTATTGACTATATAGAAAGTTTGAGAAGTAAGTATAGCATTCAAGAAGTATGCTACGATCCTTATAATGCAACTCAATGGGCACAATCAATGGAGAAACTAGGATACTTAATGATTGAAGTTAGGCAGGGTGTGTTAACTCTTAATGAACCTACAAAACACTTTAGAGAATGTGTCTATGAGCAGAAAATACACCATGATGGAAATAAAGCCTTGACTTGGTGTTTAGGAAACGCAGTTACAAAAGCTGATGCACAGGATAATATCATGTTAGATAAGAAAAAATCTACTGATAGGATAGATATGGCTGCTGCTGGTATTTTCGCATTTACTCGTGCTATGTACAGCGATAATATCGGATATGATCTAAATGAAGAAATAAGTAAAGGAGCGTTTAGTTTCTAATGAAAAAGTTAATAAGAATATTAATAGGAATTTTATTCCTTTTGAGCCTCGTATCATTTGTGTACGCAGGCTTTTTATTATGCAAAATATTAGGATTTGTAGTGTTGGGAGTGGTTCTAATGCTATGCACTTATGTTTTAGATACTAATCTAGACACTTAGGAAGGAGGTGAGAAATAAGGATGATATTTAGAAATAAGACACCAACAGGTAGTGAAGTGGAAAGTGATTTAAGAAATCCTGCTGATTGGTTTCTCAATTTATTTAATAATCGAGGAAACAATGTGACAGAAGAAAGTGCTATTAGTACTTCAGAAGTTTATAGTTCAGTAAAGGTTTTAGCTGATGATTTAGCAAAGTATCCATTGAATTTACTTTATGACAATAAAGGAACTGTAGAGAAAGCAAAAAATCATAGTGTGTATAGCTTGTTAAAAGACCAACCAAACAAAAACATGACTAGCTTTGAATGGAAACATTTAGTAATGACACAGTTAAATCTGTGGGGAAATAGCTATCATTATTTAGAAATTGGAAGAAATGGTCAAGTAAAGGAGATTGTTCCGTTAGATCCTAGAGTTACAAGCGTACTATACCATGCTGAAACTAATACAGTAACCTATAGAACAACGTATAAAGGCAAACAAGTAATTTTAAATAGTGATGAATTACTACATTTTAAAAATTTATCTATTAATGGCTTGATAGGACGTTCTCCTGTTCAAGTATTGAGAGAAAGTATTCAAGGAAACCAAAAAGGACGAGAAATGGCATCTAACCTCTTTAAAAGAGAGGGTATTCCATTAGCTATATTGAAATCTACAAGAACACCATTGACAGCTGAAAATAAAGAAACAGTTGCTGAATCATGGAAAAAGCATCTTGAGAATAATAATGTAGCTATTCTGAATCCAGATATTGATTATCAAAGCGTTGGAATTCCACAATCTGATGCACAGTTTATCCAAACTATGAAATACAATAAAGCAGAAATTGCTAGTATTTTTAAAGTGCCACCATATAAATATGGTGATTATAGTGGACTAACCCATTCTAACGCTTTGTCACAATCAATGGACTATGTAAAAAATGTTATGTTGCCATACGTAACAAATATAGAGGCTGAATTAAATACTAAAATTCTAACAGATTTAGATAGAAACAGAGGCTATTATTTCAAGTTCAATATGGAAGCTGAATTAAGAGCAGACCAAAAATCACGAGCAGAATTTTATGAAAAAATGCAACATGTTGGAGTTTATACAATCAACGATATATTACGTTCAGAGGATATGTCGACAATTGATAATGAGTATGGTGATATGAGATTTATGTCATTAAACTATGCTCCTATCGATACTATCAAAGAATATCAAATGTGGAAAGCAGGAGCAAGAGGTAATGAACAATTGGAAGATGAAAGCCTTAAATGAAGATAAGGCGGAAATTTATATCTATTCGGATATCGGTTATGACTGGTGGGAAGATAAGTCTTCAGCACAACTATTTGCTGAAGAGTTAAATGCATTAGGTGATGTTAAATACATTGACTTACATATTAATTCAAATGGTGGAGATGTGTTTGATGGACAAGCCATTCATAGCTTAATAAGACACAATAAAGCATATGTGACAGCATATGTTGATGGTTTAGCAGCTTCAATTGCAACTGTAATTGCAATGGGAGCTGACAAGGTAGTTATGCCTAGAAATGCCATGATGATGATTCATAATGCATGGACTGGAATGTATGGAAATGCAAATGATTTAAGAAAGATGGCAGATGATTTAGATCATATTAATGACAGTATAGTTAATACTTATTTAGCTAAAGCTAAAGATAAGACTACAGAAGATGAAATCAGAGATTTAATGGATAAAGAAAGTTGGTTAAATGCTGATGAATGTTTTGAGCTGGGATTATGTGATGAAATAGCAGAGCCAGTAAAAATGGCAGCTTGTTTAACTAAAGAACAAGCACATAAATTTAAAAATGTTCCTAAAGAATTAATTAAAGATAATTATGAATTTCAAACGGAACGAGCAAAGCAATATTTAGAATTTTTGGAGGTTCAATAATGAATAATAAAAAATTAAGAGAGTTATTACAATTAAAAGCAGAAAAAGTAGAAGCTGCAGAAACAGCAATTAATAATGGTGATAAAGAATTAGCTAATTCTTTAGTTGCAGAGATTAAAAATTTAACAACTGAAATTGATCTAATTCAAAATTTAAATAGTTTAAAACATGATGATAAAACAGTTGATATGACAGTTGAAAACAAAGTAGAAACTGGTATTCAAGCATTACAAAGATATATCAAAACTGGTGTTGTAGATGAAGCTGGGCCATTAAAAGAATCAACAGATGAGAATGGTGGTTATTTAGTTCCTGCAGATGTTCAAACAAAAATTAATGAATATAGACGCTCATTTACATCTCTAAGAGATTATGTAGATGTTCGTAGCGTAGTTGTCCCATCAGGTAGTGAAGTATATGAAAAAACAAGTCAGCTTACTGCATTAACTAATATTACTGAATTAGCAGAAATTGAAGAAATCAAAGGTTCAACTTTTGAAAAAATTTCTTATGCAGTAAAAAATTTCGGTGGAATTTTACCAGTATCAAGATTCTTATTGCAAGATACACCAGAAAACTTATTAGCTTATTTAGCGAAATGGTTCACGAGAAAACAAGTTATTACTGAAAATAAAGAAATTTTAGAAGTATTAAATTCATTTGAGAAAAAAGCTATTACTAAGGTTGATGAAATCAAGACAGCTATGAACGTTACATTAGATCCAATGTTCTTAGATAATACTAAATTTATCACTAACCAAAGTGGATTTAATATTTTAGATACATTAAAAGATAAAAATAATAATTATCTACTTCAACCAGTAGTAAATGAACCAACTAAACGTTTATTATCAGGAAAAGAAGTAGTTGTATTACCAGATACACATTTCCCTAAAGAAACAGACGGCTCATTCCCATTATATGTAGGTGATTTACATGAAGCAGTACGATTATATTCACTAAATGCTTTAGAAATTCTATCTACAGATGTTGGTGGTAAAGCATTCACACGTAATTCATACGATACACGTTTAATCACTAGATTTGATGTTAAACCTGTAGACAAAGAAGCAGTAGTTAAATTAACATTTACTAAAGATTTAGCAATGGCAGTGCCATTAGGATAGACTTATGTTTGATATTTCAGATGATTTATTAAAACAATTCAAAGATAAATTACATATACTTCATGATGATGAAGACGACAATCTAAAGAGGTTGTTGTCTTTTTCTTATGAAATTCTTTGTGAAAAATGTGGTTTTTTTGATATTGATAATAATGAGCAAGGAAAATCATTAGTGTTTGAGAGAGCAAGGTATGAATACAATGATAAATTAGAATATTTTGACACTAATTTTTTAGGTGAGATGTCAAGTCTATTAATAAGAATTGAAAAAGAGAGGTACAGATAAAATGGTTAAAGTAAAAGCATTACAAGTATTTGAAGATTTATATACAGGTACAGTTTATAAACCAGGTGACGTTTTGGAAATTACAAAAGCAAGATATGATGAATTCAAGAAAAATCTATCAATTTATGGTGGAGAGTTCTTAGAGTTAGTTGAAGAAGAAACAGCACCAGTAGAAGCTGTAGAAACTGAAACTAAAGAAGAAGTTAAGGAAGCTCCTGTAGAAGAAACTGATGAAGCAAAATAAGATTAGTCAATCTTACAATGATGGAATAGTAAGGTTTATTAAATATACTCATACAAAAGATAAATTCAATACTAAATTATCTGATAAAACAGAAGAGGAAATCAGAAAGTTTTGGTTCAGATATTTAGGTGTAACAGCTAATGAAAAGTATCAATCTTTACAAGTAGATACAGAAGTTTCTACAAGGATTGCTATTAGGTTGTTTCACAATATTAATGACTATTTGTTAAGTGATCTTTATGTGATTATAAAAAATAAATCTTATGTTATTTCAAGAATTTATCATAATCATGTGAAAAATGAAACTGAATTATCATTGGTAGAGGTGATTAGAAATGACCATTAAGGAATTAATATTTCAAACCATAACTGATATGGAATTGAATATTCCATATTCATATGGATTTAGTGAAGAGACAGATTTCCCAAAAATAGTATATTTTCACGTAAATACAACTGAAAAAAGACTTTCCAACAAAAAGAAAATTAAACACCATGTATATCAATTAAATTTCTATGATCTAGTGCCACACGATTTAGACAGTTCAGAAATTTTACAAAAAATACAAAACTCATTAGAGGATAACACAAAATTAAATACTGGTTCTTGGCAAGAAGTAATTGATGTGAATGCTGATAAAAAAGAAAATCAATTCATGTATTATCTGGAGATTTACTCATGACAAAAGAATTTGGCTTTAGTGGAGCAATTGCTAAGTTAAATAAGATTAGCAGTAATGCTAAAAGTATTAATAGCATAGTAGAAAAAGAAGCAGAAGAAATTAAAGATGATGCGAAAAAAATCGCTACTAGTAAAGGTTTAAAAGTAACTGGTGCTGGTGTTGAGGGGATTATCGCAAAACATGCATTATATGAAAGTACAGTAGGTTGGGCAGGTAGGCCCAATCTACATTTATATTTCCATGAAGTAGGATTTCATGCTGGATTTTCTAAAGCTACTAGTAGAGAAAGACGTGGTAAACGTGCAAGAAGATATAAAAAAGGTAGTAGAAAATATGTTGCTCCTAAGCCACATATTAGACCTGCAGCATTACAACACAAAGATTCATTTGCTAAGAAAGTTAAAGATAAATTATTAAATAAATAGGAGGAACTGAAATGACAGTAACTAAAGAGAGAGTAGACGGAGCATTACTAACAGGTATTGGTGCTGGATATTTACAAAAAGTAAAAACAGAAGCAACTAGTGAAAGTGGATTAACGTATGAGGACAAAACATATGAAGTGGCGGCAATCGATAAAGTAGCTTTTAAAGGACAAAAGAAGGAGAAATCAGTATATCTATCAAATATTAAAGTTCGTGATATTGTTAAATTCTCAAGTGTTGAGTTTGAGAGATATGTAAATTTTGAG